CTTTATTCTCATTAATCAAAGATGATGGTGTAATGATAGCAGCTATTTGCATAAAAATAGATGAAAATTTTTGTGCTTTACACTTAACAACTTCAATTCAAGTGAACATTGTCAGTGCTTTACACATGGGAACTAAGATCAACCCAACCAAGAAAACTAAAGTCGTAAATTTCAACAAAGAAGTGTTGGAGAGTTGGGCCACAAAGAAAAAGATGATGGCAATTAATCACAAAGTGTCCTCCCTTTCCGTAATTTTTGGAACTCTTAAGAAAAACCAAATTGTGTATGCTTATGAATATGACAATAGATCTCATCATTGGAGAAATACGAAAAAATTATTACCTAATAATTTAAGAATAATAGATAGTACCACAAATGATTTAACAATGCAAGAACTAATAGTCAATTCATATGATGAAGCTATTAGGTATGGATTAAAACTTGGAAATTTAATTAGAATTATAGAATTTAGACATAGAGTTGAAGCTCAAATAGTAGGATGTTTAATTGGGAAAACTCCTGAATTAGCTTGTCTAACCTTTGATGTAGAAGAAGACATTGAACCATTAATTGCAAAAATAGAAATAGTAAACAATAAAGCTAGCATTGGTAGCCAAAACTTTGAACTTAATGAACAACACATAGAAGAATTGATATCACTAAAAGCAAATCCAGATGCAATAAAAAGATTGAAAAAAGATATGTTGTTTAAAAGAATTAAACATAACAGACCATTCGACATTAGAGCAGTAAAAATGCTTAAGAACAAATACCTAGTGATCGTTAATGATTCCATCTTATTATTTTTGCCATCCAAGCTATGGGTATTTAGGACAGCTATAACTGGACGAGGCTTTGTTCCAATGAATTCAAAAATGTTAACAATTGGTGAAGATTACAAGGGATTAACAAATTATTTTAAAACTAATAATGAAGCTAAGTTGCAAAATATAAGTTCAAGCTTACAAAACATACCAGCTTTTACAAATTCACATCTTTTCTCGACAGACCCAACAGGATCAGTTTCATCAATAGCTTGGGAGGAGGGCACAGCTATAAGTGGTTCCGATAAAGAAATTGAAAGTGAAGGTTTAGGTTTAAGAATGGTAGAATTAAACTTAACTTATAAAGACTTAACTGATGTTGAATTTTACTGTGATTTACCAACGCAAGACTTAATTGATTTTTATGAAAATACGGACATGACTCATATGGTCAATTTGATTAATTACAAATCAGTCGGAAAATATAGAAGCAATGCATATCCAAATGGGATAGTCAAGAAAACGAAAGCATTGTTGAATAAATATGGTTTCTTGTCAAGGAGTTATATTGAAGGAATAGTTTATGAAAGTATAAATAGTACTAACTACAGATTAAGAGGATACGTCCAACTACAAACTGTGTTCATTAAGGACCATTTTCATGAAGCAAATAAGGTATTTAACACATATTGCGTTGAAGATTGGGAAAATCATTGTAGTAGGTTTATGGCTGAAGACAAAGGCTTTGACGTAGATGAAACTATAAAATGGATTAAGAAACATGAATTTCCAGTTCGAGTTCATGAAAAATTAGTCCAATTTTTGGAAGGATTTTCTGGAATTAAAGACTATAAGAAAGCTAACATACATATGAAATTAGAATCAATCTTGAAACTGGATACTTGGGATCAAGTAGCAAGCCAAAAAGGAAGAATAATTGTGTGGCAAGAACAATTTCTAGCAGCTTTGTTTGCTCCCATAATCAACCACTGCAAGAAAAATTTAGTATCAATACTTAACAATAAAACAATATATGTTGATGGGTATACACCCTCACAAATTTCATCTATTTTTAGAGGCATAGAAAAAGGCAATTGTGATTTATTTGAAGCTGATTTTGCAAAACAAGATAGGCAAACACCTCCAGATCAATTAAAGTTTGAAGTGATTGCTTTACAACTACTGGGCTTTAACAAAACAGCATTGCAAATTTATAGCTCAATATACAACAAATGGTTTTACAAAATGAAAACTATGTGGGGAACTGAGGAACCAAAGAGGCATACTGGAAGTCCAACTACTGGTTTCGGTAACACTATGAATTCACTAAGGGTGTACAGAAAATTAATCAATAGGAACAAATTAAACATCAAACTTTTTGCGATTTTGAGTGATGATGTAGTAATTA